TTAATTCATAATCTCCTTTAATACCTACATAATCAAATAATTGATTAAATACTTCTTCAATCGCTTGTTGTCTTTCGTTTACATAAGTATTAGCAAATATCTTATAAGCATCTCTAATCTCTGTTGACCCGCCAAGCTGCCCTTCTGTCTTAATACCAAACAATGAAGGCGAAGTAACCTGATGACAGGCAAATATTTCTTGTTGAATTAAATTATTTACGTTTGTGAAATCTTCTTTAGTTAACATCGTTGAAGATAAAGGCAATATTTCAGCACTATTATCTTTTGACTTGTTAAACATAATAACAACCCTATCTCCCTCACTACCTGTAAATTTCTTTTTGATTCCTCTTTCAACTGCCTCTTTCGCTTCCTCTGCAGGTTCGCCACCATTTAAATTGATTAAAGTAGTAGCAACAAAACCATCTTTAGCATTACCTAAAATATGTCTACTTACCTGTACATCACTCTCAATGTAATTTAAACCTTGAAAGTAGTTAGGCAAAGGGTAAATATCAGACTTTGGATTGTATTGTTTAACAAATAAAACCTGACTTGCAGTTGGGTCTTGAATATTAAAAGCAGGATAATGTCTAGGCTTTTCTTTATTATCTGCCCAATCGTTTTTAACTTGAAATTCGTTTTGCTCTTTATTTGTTCTAACTTTATGATACTCAAGATGATACACATCTTTAATCTGACCTAGTAAGTTATATATAACTTGTAGATAATAACCTCCAAAAAGTTCATCATCTAAAATACATTTTTTAGTAATTTGATTCCACGTTTCTCCCTTAGTGTTTGCCTTCTGTTCAATACCATCCCATCCCTGACCGAAAATATAATTAGTCTTACTTTTAATGATTGCTCCGTGTTTTGGACTTTCATTAAATAAACCAATTAAATATTCAGGATAGTTATTATTGCCACCAAATTCAACATACCCCTTAGCCCTCTTTTCTTCAAATCGTGGTTGCTCCGCTTGTGCGAATTTTATTGTGATAATATTTTTATAATCCATAAGTAACGAAATTATTATTTTGTTCTTCGTATTTAGTAGGTTCAAAAGGTGTAGCAGGATTTAAAAACATATATCCCTCTTCTAACACTAATCCACTAACTGTTAAATCTCCTGAACTTACTTTTTGGTGTATTGTATAACCCCAAAATCCCTCTTCCTTTAAATTAAAATAATTATTAACTGTAAATGCAAAACTATCGTATCTACCAGTAATACTTTGATTTGTAGCCATCAATTTAACAACATCGCCCGTTACTCTGTGGATAAACACAAATAAAAAGTAAGGATTGCTAATGGTAGCCTTCTCAGTAGCCGTAAAATAAATAGTCTGTGTAAGTCCTTTTGTTAAATTAATCATAGAAAAAAACCCCGACTTTCATCGGTCGGGGCATAAATTAAAAATTAAAAAACTCTATCCTGCAGTAGTCAAAGCTATTCCAACTGCGTTGGTTACTTCAAAGAAATCTTCTCTTTCTGAACCTTCAAATTTCAACATATAACCATTTGCATCTGCTGCTGCTGCACCACTTGTACCTGTACTTGCTGCTAAGTATAGACCTGCGCCTTTACCGTACATTCTGTAAGTACCATCTTTATCAAGGGTAACTGCTACAACTTTATTTTTAGCTAAAGTAGTGATGATGTTTCTTGTGGTAGCATCTCTCTTATTGATAGGGAAATCTAAAGTTTGCTCAAAAAACAAAGTACCGTTTTCAATAGAACCTGTTGGATTGCTTGCAGCAACCGCACTAGATTTAGTAGGTATTTCAAATTTGTAAAATTTCTTGCCAGCTACTTTGGTAATTCCTGTAACGATACCACTAGCATCGTTTATTGTTACATTTCCATATTCTGCGAAAAAAACTGCATCTATACCACCAATGGTCTCTCTACAGTCTATTGTATATCCGCTAACTATTGCACAAGGCATATTTATAAGTATTAAATAGAGAGATGGGGTTACCACCTCTCTATGTTAGAAAATTAGATTCCTGCTACGAATTTAACACACTCGTTTGTAAACGCAACGTTTACACCGATTTTAAATTCCACACGATACCTTACGTCATTGTTATCTTCTGAATACCACATTTTGTATGAACCTTCTTCGTCAACCAAATCAACTGCAAGAGCCATATTTGAAAGACTGATTGCATAAGCATCACCAGTTCCGTTCAAACCATTTACACTTACCACTTCAACGTTTGTTGCAGGTAGGATAAATGAAGATGCTTGAGAATCTTGTGGATTGTAAGAGAACATATTTTTCTCTCTGTAAGCAAGGATTAATAAACGATACCAATCATTACCAACAAAGATTTTAGTATCTCCTTTGCTCAATACAGCAACAGGGATAGCTTTGTAGATAGCTTCAGTACAAGCGATAACGTTTGAAGCGTTAACAGTTGCAATAGCTGAACCACTGATTCCTGTGTAACCTGATACGTTTGCATCAACTGGAGAACCTGCAGCGATTAATTTTTGTAAACCGTCAAATTTGTTTGTGTTTGCAGTTGCACCTGTTGCATCTCCTTGCCAAATTGCAGTCTCTAATTGAGAAGCAATACGTGCGTTTTTCTTATCTAAGAATGCTTTTTGGAAATCAGCATTACCGAAATCTTCATAAGTTGAACCTGCTTTCAACGCTTCTTGAGTGAAGTACGCTTCCATATCCTTCGGACAGATTTTCTCTTCTACTTTAATCTTACCTACTGTGATAGTACGTTGTGAGAAAGTAGTTGTACCACTTGCATCGAAAGAACAAGATTGTGCAGCAAATACTGCATCTGTTTCCATCAAAGGAATAGCTACTGAACTTTTTACGTTCGGAATAACGATACCGCTTGATAAGATTAATTGTTGTGTCTTTGCGTCAAATACTGCACTTGTCAAAAGTGGTTTAACAAGTTGTTTAGTGTATGCGGATAATCCGCTAAAAGCTAATGCCATTTTTTTATAATTGTTTAGTTAAATAAAATATTTAGTGTTTTTTTCTCTTCTACTTCTTTAAAAGCATTTGAAGTTCTTACTGAATTATCAGGTGCTTGTACTGGTGCTTCTACCAATAAAGTTGATAATTTCAAAAGTTCATCAATTACCTTGTTTGCTTTTTTCATTTTTGCTTCATACTCTGAAAATCTTTCTTCGTAAGCTGCAAATTTAGTTTCGTAACTAGCAAATTTCTCATTTGTTAATGATTCAAAAGCTGCAAATTTAGTTCCCATATCTTCTTCGATAGGTTCTTCAACTGGTTCAGCTTCAGGGCTAACAACTTCAATAGCAGTGATAACACCATTATCTCCGATAGTCATTTTTGTACCGTCTACCAATTCAGCTTCTCCTGGCAATGCAGCATTTCCATCAATCATAACAATACCGCCTACCTCTAATTTGTCAATCATAACCTTACCACCGTCTTTTAATTCATATTCGGTGGCTTCAGCCATTGGTTCAACTTCAGGTGCAGCAGCTAATTCGTTAAAATATTGCTTTACTTTTTGTAAAATTTCTTTTGCTTCCATATTACTATTATATTGATTTTTAAAAACTGTTTAAAATTTCTCTTAATTCTGCTAATTGTTTTTCATCTTCTGACAAAGGTGCTTCATAATCAAACATACCTTCAACGCTAAATCCTTTAACTTCTCCTTTTTTTATTAACTCCCATACTTTAGGATTCTCAACATAGAAACTTCCAAACCAAGTTCCATCAGGTAAGTCTTTAAATGCTTCCATTGGTTTAATACCTCTTTTAGAATCGCTGATAAAACTCTCAAACATTGTAAGTCCTTCAACCTGCATATCTGCTTCGTGCATTAGGTTAACGTTCTTTTGATATCCCTTTTTGCTAAACTTAATAGCTATCTGCTTGATGGTATCAACTGAAAACTTTACATAGTGTTCTCCGAATTGCTCTGAATTACGGTAGATTAATTGTTGCGGAATCATTAAAGGACCAGTAATGATATGCTCACTTTCAGACTGTATAGCAAATGCCATAGGTTTCTCTTCAAAGTGTTGCTCCCATAAGCTATTACATATTGCTACTGCTTGTTCTGTTTCTTTACCCTCGTTAATTACATAACTAATACAACGACTTAAAAACTCGTCTTTTTGTTCCCCTTTGTTTGGGTCTATAAATTCTTGTTCTTTAAATGCAAGAAAGTCCTTTTTAATTGCAGGACTGTCAACGAGTGCCACAAAAGAAACTTCAGCATCATTATTCTCATCTTGATTTATAATTAAATCGTAAATAGGCAATTTCATATTTATAATATATAATTTAAAAATAGTTGTTTAGTTTATCCTAGCAGCCCTATTCAATCTTTGTGACCTTTCTTGGTTACTGCTTACATCAGTTTCTAGTACGTATGCCCTTGAAGTTGCTACTCCTATTTGATTAATTGATTGAGTAGATAAAGTAGTTGTTTGCGCTTGTGGTGTTATTGGAGCAGTTGCACTTGATAAAGATGGTGCTGACATTGAACCGCCTGCACTAGCACCGCCACTTGCCTTTCCTGGTAACTTAGTAGCCATAATACTTTTAACGGCTTTAAAACCTGTTACCGATGCTGCCAATACTGCCGGAATAGCTGCAGGGAATCCTAATTTAACACCTGCAGAAATACCTAAATAAGTATTTATTAATGCACTAGCTATTGCAACTGCTTTACCTGCTGCACTTTCTTTGCCTAAAATATCACTAACAATATTTAAAGTATCAACTGTAGCTTTTATTTTAGCATCTTTTAATATTTCTGCATTTTTTAAATCTTCATCTAAAGAATTTTTTAAAATATCTGATTTTTGTAATTCGGTTAATTGTGTTTGTGCTTTTATTGCGTTGGCTGCATCTTGGTTAATAGTTACTTTTGTTTTTGCAAAAAATGCTTCTCTTTCGTTTAACTGTTCTTGCTCTTTTATTTGTTTAGCTGCATTTTCTATGTCTAAAGCCGTTTGCTTTCTTACTGCTTCAATACTTGCATCAGAATCTTTAATTCTTTTTTCCTCTGCTTCTTTTCTTTCTTTTGCAGCTTTATCTCTTAATTCTTTTGATTTTTTTGCTGCATCTTCATTTGCCTTTTCAATTCTTTTAGTATTTTCAATTTCATTTACTGTTCTTTGTGTATTTAATTCTATTAATTTAGCATCTTCTTCTTTTGTTCTTTTTGTTTTTGCTAATAACATTTCAACTTCCCCTTCAGCCCTTTCTTGCTTTAGTTTATATATTGCAGCTTCTTGGTTTCCCATAGCACCAAGAACTTTCATTTGTTGGTCTATAGTTGCATTCCTTTCATTTGTTCTATCATTTAACTTTTGTAATTCCCTTTCAGCTTGACTTGTAGCACCTACGAAATCTGTAATCGCTTCAATCATATTTCCAAAGAAATCAGCTACCTTACCAAGACCAGGAATTAGATTAAGCATTACCTCTTTAACCTTTTCAAAGTTTGCTACTAATAAACCTATTCCAACAACCAATAAGCCTATACCTGTTCCTATAATAGCACCTTTTAATGTAGTAAACGCATTTACTAGACTACCCTTTACTTGATTACCTAATAATTTAAATGAATCCATTGCGCCTGCAACTCCGCTAATCCCTTGCTGCAAAGCCATTGCACTTTGAACTTTTAATAAAGTTTTTTCTAAATCTTTATTTTCCTCTCCGAATAAACCTATCGCTCCTTGTAATGCGCTAAATCCTGCAGTAGCACCTTGTAAAGCACCTCCTAAAGCAACAAACTTTTTATCAGGGTTAAATGTTTCAGCTAATGCTTTTGCATCGCCAATAGCATCTTTAAGACCGGCTACTTTCTTTGCTGCATTAATTGCCTCTTTAGATGTCTCTCCGAATTGAGACGACATATTAAGCAACTCATTATTAGCTTCCCTTAATTGTTTTTTAAAACTACCTACCGATGCCTCTGCTTGTTTTGAATCGGAAGTTATCTCAAATGCTATTACTTGTTTTGCCATCTTAATATTCTTTATTTATTACCCTTAAAAATTCCGCTTTTATTGTTTCATTCGATTCTGGTACGTAGTCTGTTAATTTAATTAATCTATATAATCCACCATCTATGTATTTAAAAGATGCAAAACTTAAATTAAATATATCCGTATCAGTTAGCTTAACATTACAATTTAACAACCTGCTATTCTTATCTGTTATCTCAGCCATATAAGGACTGTAATAAATATTAAATTGATTTTGATTTAATAATCCACCTGCTAATGAATAAAACAATTCTCTAGTTGCTCCAAAGTTTAAATCATTACCTACTGTAACAGGACTATTAAAATGCCCTGCATAACCATAAACGGTTAATGTAGTTAAGGTAGTTGAACCTTCTTTTAATTGCCAACTTGAAACACCTGTTATTTTTCTTGCTTGTAATATTCTGATATTACTATCAATTCTTTCTTCTAGGCTATTTGTAAATTTATAGATAGTGCTATAAACTTTATCCTCATCCGTTATACTTACTAATACGGTTGGAGAAAATATAATTTCTACGCTTTCCGTCTCTTTTGAGAATTCATACTCACTATCAAATATTCTGCTACCATATCCTTCATTGTATCTCTTTCTATATAACTCATTCCAATAATCACTATCATCTTTGTATTTAAAAGAATAATAACGACTATTTAATTCTGACATAGGCTTGATTCTTATCGGTTTACTTCTGTCTATTTTAGCACTCCAATCTTCTACAGTACCATCATAATAACTTGTGTATGGCTTGATAATCAAATGCTTTTCTTCAAACCTATTTTCATCTACATAAAGATTAAATAACTTTAAAATAGAAGCAAAGAAATCCTTTTGTAAAATGTTTGGTGGTATGCAATCGTTTAAAGAAACAGTATCTCCTAAGTTTACATTTAATATAATAGGAATATCTGAACTAATACTTACTGAACCTGTTTGATTAATTAAACTATCATAGCACATACCTGTATCATCTGCTCTTGCTTGTACTGAAAAATAATCTCCTGTAACAATAGGCTCATCTACTAAATTTACAACATAGAAATCAGCCACAGTTCCCGAGAATGGTGGAATGAATTTTATCGATGAAGTTATTACAACTCCATTCTTTAAAGTTTCTATATAAATACCATTATTAACTGGTGTATTAGTTGTGGAAGCAGTAAAGTTTAAATCTACTGTAAACGTTACTGTTGTAGGGTCAAGTCCTGTATAAGTAAAAACACTACCTGTAGTTCCACCATTAATAGTCCAGTTTGTTCCGCTAAAGTTTTGCCATTGAATAGGCATTGGTGTAGCTTGGTCAATACAACCAGTAGTTGCTTGAGGTGTACATCCTACTTGTTGTGTTCCTGATTTAGTTAATCTCTTTTTGTTAAAAGGAATAATTAATGTTTTAAATCTATCAACCTCAAAACCATTACTCCAAGTAATGTCATATGTGTAACCTGCTGCTGCAAATATTTTCTCTAGGTATTGTTTAACAAATAAAGCCGGTCTGAATGTTTGATAATCCCAATCGTGCTTATTTGTAGAATATAAACCATAATCAATATGAGGGTAATAATAACCTGCTCCACCTTGATAGTTATCCCAACTTGCTACAATGTTTTGGTAGCTATACGTATGATTGTAAGCACTAAAATCTAACTCTTCTAATTTCTTTGCTCCTAGCTTCATTGAGAATCCACCTAATTCTCCTATAACACTACATTCATATTCTACATTCTTTCCGTCAACTATTATTTCAAGCAATTTAAAAACTCCTTTAATAACCGTCATTCTGTCTACTTCAATAGAACATTTAGCAGTCTTACTTGCATTAAAGTTATACCCTACGTTTGCAGAAGAATTATTGGTAAAGTTTGCATTATTAAACTCAAATATATTACCCAACAAATTATTGTTAGTAGCAGTCCCTGGCAATATAATAGTCTTACTAAATGCCGTTGTTTTGCTATCAATGTTTTTTAAATCACTTACCGAAAAGGTTATTTGATTACTCAAACCCTTATCAATATCTAACTCAAAGTTTTCTAGGAATATTCTTGTCATTATCTTAATTGTGAGTATCTAGTTTGATTCATATTAAATGTCAGTTCCAATGGCTTTAATTTGTTAAATACATTTTTGCTGAATTCATAGTTATTATCTGTCAATGTAACTGGATAAAAATAACCGTCTATTTCCATCAATATTTGTGGACTTGTTATAATATCTGCCATCCAAGTATATTCATCATCCGTTAAGGCATCTGCAGTAAGTTTATAGGTATAGGTTGCCTTATTACTATAATTAGTTGCACCTTCATAATATCTATTAGATGCGCTTTTGTAGTCTACTGAATTACCGTTAAACCTATAATCTCTTTGCTCGTATGCTTTACGTTCTACATTCATATTCAATTTACTTACTAAATCAAACCTTTCACTATCCCACATTCCCCAAGCATTCATAAAATGAATATTAATAGGTTCGTACTTAGGATTGCAAACTACGTTAACTCTTATTTTATCAAAGCTATTAAACCAAACTTCATAGTATTTAACACTATCGTCAATCGTTATTCCTAAGTTAGTTGATATTGCGCTGCTGCCTATATTCATTTGAACAAAACCATTAGTAACTGCAGTGGTACTTCCTGATGCAGTTGCTATAAGGTTGTTTGATTCGTTATAAGTAGAGCATTTTAAATTTAAACTTGTATTGGTGTAAAATGGTATATATAGATTTTCTCCTAGTTTTGTGTTAGCATAGTTTGGTCTATTGGTTAACCATTTATTTAATTTAGCCGATATACCTATTGTTCTACGTTTAAACAAAGGAGCAATGTAATTAAATACCTGTGTAGTTGCAGAGGCTTGATTTAGTGCTGCTACTCCGTTTACTTCATCCCCTACTCTTATCTCATATTGTACACCCATTTCTCCGCTTACATTAGGTTGGTAAACATAAGCAGTCCCCAATGGTTCAAACCAGTTAAATGTAATTGAATTACGTACAGTTGCACCTGCATTAAAATATCCCTTTCCATTAGATGGCTCAGGGAATTGTCTTACTGATAATTTTTTACTACCACCTACATAAACCTCAAATATATATTTCATATCTGTTGAAGCCGATGCAGTACTTGTTGCTACGTGCCATAAATCATCCTGTGCAGTTGAACCACTTGGAGGATTTGAATTAATTGTTATACTCATTTCTTTTTCTTTTTAGGTTGCCCTATTTGTATTACTATTGTTCTTCCTATTAAATTAAGCATATCTTCATTTAGTTTAGGTAATACCTCATTCAAAGCATTATCTAAATAACTTGTTGTTTTTATACCGTACTTTTTAATATTATAAACTAATTGATTAACCTTTAAATCTATTAATGATTCTTTCTTTTGCTCTGCTCCTATTGTTGTTTTTTTTGTATTTACTACTCTTATACTTGCTTTACCACTATTGATATATTCCTTTAATCCCTTTCTTGCAGTTTCAGGCATTCCGTATGTTTTATATTGATACGGACTGCTCGGTGCATTCTTACTACTATTAACACCCTTAACTCCCTTATTTACAAAATCATAATAATCAATCATACTAATGTAAATGCCTGTACCTTTCTCATTTGCAACTACATCAATATTGTCTGCAAGTTTACCGCTAGAAGTTATATTTTTATTTTTAATTTGCTCCCTAACTTCTTCTTGAAATATTTTAGCATATTCAAAAAACAATGCCAATGTCGGATTATTTAAATCTAAATTAGCAGTATCCTCAATAGAGAAATCTGTTTTACCTAATTTACCTTTAATTAAAGCGTCAATTTGACTTTTGCCTATGCTCATTTTCTATTTTTAATTTTAAATAAAGTAGGTCATTTAAAAAATGAATTACTTTTAAATTCCAAACCGATTCAACAGGTATTCCTTCGAAGTCTGCGACCATCTTGGCATTGTAAAGCCATCCAAAATGCTTTGTGAATTCATCAGTATCTCCTCCGCTTTCTCCTTCGCTATCCCTTTCTTTATCATCTCGTTTACCAAATAAGGCTGGATAACCTGCATTGATGCGTTGAATAAAGTGTAAAAAAAAACCGCTGCGTGATATGCAACCTCAAAATCCATCTGTTCTAAATCACTTGCTAGTTCTTCGTGTTCTACCCATTTACCCCATTTAAATTTAATAGGTGTAACTATTGAAGCCATTATCTTATGCAAGTTCTGAATTACCTCAGTACTAAAGGTTGATACCTCTACATAAGTGCTTGATTTACATTTTGTTACATCATAGTTAATTCTATAAAATCGCTTTCCTACTCTTACAATCTTTTTAGGTTTACCCTTTAGTAAATCCTTTTCAAATATTTTAAATTGTCTATGTACCATACCGCATAAGAAATTAAACTTTATCATTGACATCCTTTCTACTTGTTCAGGTGTTTTGCCTGTAACTATTCCCACCATTTTAATTGACTTATCAAAGTCCAAATCTTCGGAAGTAGCCACATAGTACAACTCTTGAAATTGCTTAATTGTCATAATCTATTATATAAGTTTTTGAAAAATGTAATTAAATGAAGTGATATTGACCGCTTCCTCTGTTCTCAATCCGGCATTTATTAGCTAAAGCCAAAGCATTTACACAGTCATCGTGAAAGCCTGATGGTGCAGAATACCTTACTCCTGTTGAAGTAAATAGATATTCAAATATTTCTAATTCGTCTTTAATTGGTCCTTCTGGGAATCCAATTTCTTTTTTATGGATTGATGAAGCAAGACTTTCCATTAACTGCTGCTTACTGGTTGAAGTGTATTTAAAACCTGTCATATCATTAAAGTACTTTTGTAGGTCTTCAACTATTGCATCGCCTACTCCTGTACTATCAATAAAAATATGTTTATGCTTTCGTATCTGTTTAATAGTTTCTTTAGTTTGTAACCAATCCTTTTGAAATCTTTCAAAGTGGCAAACCTTACCTTCGCTATCTAGTCCTATAATAACAGTCCAGTCAAATGACTTTGCCAAATCTATACCATAATACATTGCTTCGTTTGAACTTAAATAGCAAGTACACTTTGTAATGTGTTCAGCACCAAAGGGATTGGCTGCATTCTCCATTGGGTTAGCCATATATTCCTGCTCAAATACTGAACTAGGTAATTGCGCTTTTGCATCGTTAATCTCTGAAGTCTTAATATAAGGGTTATCGTATGTAGTGAACTTAAAACTTTCCCAATCTCTTTGCCCACCTTTCATATAAAGAGAATAAAAATAATTCTTTCCTCTAGGTGTAGATAGGAATAACGCTCTACCTTGATAATCTGTTAGTGTAGGTCTAATTGAATTTAGCCACCCATCTTGTAAGTCTGATATAAAACTAGCTTCATCAATAACAACTAAATGAAATTTTCGACCTCTTAGGTTATCTAATCTTTCTCCTGTAAAGAATTCTACAGTTCCCATATTGGGAAAGTGAATAGTTAAATCGCTTTTGTTATTTTCAAAAGGTACGCATTGAGTAAGTTTCTCAAAGAATGTTTTGGCTAGTTTATAGGTAGGTGTAATATAGGCAACCTTCATACCTAAAATGGCATTGCTTATAATCTCAACTTGAGATAGTTCTGACTTACCAAATCTCCTTCCACACATAACAACTCTAAACCTTGCATTTGATTCGAGTATCTTAGTTTGATTAATATGCGCTTCTGGTAACTCTAAAATCATAATATTGTTTTGCCCTTAACAAATACTACTTCTATTTTGGAATCCTGTGTTACTGCAGTAGTTTCTTTTGGTTTACCATAAACCCTTGATAGTAAAGTGTCAACTGAATATAAAGAACCTTTAGCCATTGACTTAATTAAAGCATTAGCCAAAGTCTTTTCTAATATTGTGCTTTCTTTATTATCCCATACCGCTTTTAGCTCATCAACAGTCATTGCCATTAATACCTGAATGCAATCCATTACCTGAGCATTCTTATACCCGTGTGGTGCAAGTTCGGTGATATACTTTCTTGGTCTGCCATTACGGTTACCTTTCCAAGCTGCACCTTTCTCATATCTATTTAAATATCCACCGTGTGGTTGTTTCTCTAAAGACATAGTTTAAATAATTTACTCCAAGATGTAGGGGCAAATAAATGCCTATCTAATTCATAACCCAATTTTTTAAACATTGCTATCCATTCGGCTTGTTGCTTTACGTTTATATGCCCCCATTGTTCATCGTAGTCCGTTTTCTCACTCGTTGAACTAAATAATACATAAGTAGGTTTAACGCTCTTAAATAGGCTTAGAATCTCTTTATCGGTCATATGCTCCGCTACTTCAATAAATGCCATTAAATCGGTTGTAATTGGCTTATCAATGATATTAAGATGTGGCGCATTCTCTTTAATATAAACTTGATGCTCATCCCATATTTCATAAACAAAGGTTTCATACCCCTCATTATGAAAGGCATCGGAGTAAACTCCAGTACCTGCACCAAAGTCCATTACTGTTTTAATTGGTAAGTCTGTAAATTGTTTAGCAGTTACTAATGCTAAGTTCTTAAAACCAGGATTAGCAAAACTAATACCCCATTCTAATTCTTTTTCTAGGAATTCTTTAGTTGTTATCATACCATCTATATATTAGGTTTAAAAAATCAATTACGCAAACATTACAATTATTGTTATAATGATAATAAGCATCCTTTACTCTACGATATTCATTTAGTAGTTCTATTTGTACGTCGTGATGAAAGTTTACTATCTCTCCTGTCCTATGGTAGAAGTCGTAGTAATGCCTGTGCTTATCAAATATTACATTTGTTTCTTTTTCAACTAATAATGCTTTTGTAGGCATCGTATCGTTGTTGATTAATTTCGGTGAAGTTGTATTTTTTGGACGCCCACGCATATAGTTCGTTGCCTAAATTTTCCCTTAGACTTGGGTTGTTAGTTAATAAATTAATATACCTGAACCAGTCCTTTTGATTGTTTACCCATAATACAGGTGCATCTACATCCATATTATAAGGTGCTACGTTTGAACAAATGACCGGCAATCTTTTTGCTGCTGCTTCTAATATTTTTAAATTGCTTTTGCAAGCGTGCCATTCTGAATCTTCTAAAGGTATTAATACAATATCAGCATAGTTATACATATCCATATACTGAGTAGGACTAGCTGAATGTAATTTGATTGATGGCAAATTACCAGTAAACATAGAGAACATTTTATCCCATATTGACTTAGTATAAGCATCGCTATCGTTATATCCACCCATTACCATTTGAATATCCTTTCTACCTTGTAACCTTTTTAACGGCTCTTTTAGAATCTTAATATCGTTATCGTGGCTTATGCTCCCACACCAAAACAATCTTACCTTATCAGATTTAACTCTAGTATCTTTAAACTGATTCAATCCATAGGGTAAGGCATTAGGCATTACAACTACGTTATCGTTAAACTGCTTTACTTTATTCAATAAATTAGAATTGGTAACCGTAACTAAATCAGCCTGCATTAAATTTCTTTCAATCCTTTCAGCTATATCTTGGTAAGTGTTATAATAAAGATGATTAACTGGTAATTGCCAATGGTCATCTATATCCATAACTACTTGACATCCAAGTAATTCCTTAGTTTTCTTCCAATTTAAATCGTATTGGCATATCCTATTATACAGTAAAATATCCCAATCATCGGTCTTATCTTCTGTTATATAATTGGTTACATAGCCTTTAATATCGTTCATAAAAGCAAGTGGTAACATTACTCTATGATATCCGCAACCTGATTCTTTATGTGTTACTCCGATTATGTTCATTTAATCTTAATTGATATAAATCCTGCTCCGAATATTATTGCTATTAGTTCTACTGTATGTATTGGTAAAAATGTAAATAATACAGCACTCCATACCGTTAGGCATTGGATACAATCAAAGGGTCTTAATCTTTTAATTAAAGGTATTTTGAATATGCGCTTTAGTATGATATGCCCATTAAATACATTAATAAAATAATAAGCAAAGGTAAATGCTGCTATTGTAGTTATCATTGTAGTAAAATACATTTTAATTCTTTTTTTACTTTGTTAGTAATATTGCAAACGTGGTTAACTGGTATTCCGTAATATTCTGCTACTTTTCTATTACTACCTAGTTCTACATATTTATTAAATATTCTTATTTCGTGGTCTGTTTCTATGTCTATATTATTTTTTGTGAGCGCTTTTGTTGCCTCTTCTGCTAAACTCTCAGGAATAATCGGTAAATCTAATTGACTATTAAAATACTCAACTGCCTTTAATAAATCACTTTTTTTATACTTATAATAAAACTCACTTGTCTTAGAGGTTGCCATAAACCAACATATCTTAATTGCATACCTTAATAAGTTATTAGAGGCGAATAAAGCACTTATCTTATCACAAGGCTGAAGTAGTAGGCTAACCGCTATTTCTTGTCTTAAATCATCTTGTATTGATTCAGGCTTTGTTTTGCTTATCGCTTTTATAAGGTCAGGATGGTTGTATATCTCCAGTACTATATCGTTACACTTATTCATTAGTCTAAACCTTTAAATGCTTTAAGCGGATAAAAAATAAGTGAATTACGATAACCTCCTTCAAAGGTTGGTATAATTGGAGTAACTCCGTGAACATTTCTCCAAGCAGGATATACCAGTATAGAATTATCTACTTGTCCAATAGTTGCATTATAATCTGGAATATGCAAATCTCCGCCTTTACTGTTTAACCTTTTGCAAATTATAACGTTTACACAGTTTTGAATATTACCTGTGTCCCGATGAAATGGTGCTGAAATATTAAAGTTAGAAATTGAACTTGTAAATAAATTAGCAAACTTCCATTTGTCTTTTACATCAGTAAACATTTCAATTTGCATTTCGTACTGCTTAGGAAGTATTTCTTTTATTAGGTTTTCGCTTTCCTTAGCTAATAAGAACATTGCTTTAATAAATGTTTGCGCAGTTTTAACCGAATGTACAGAACTTTGGCTGCCATAATTTCTCCTCATATGTGGCTTAGGTGCTACACTTCCAATGATAGTACTAAATTGCTTGCAACTCCTATCAATTATGCCTTTACCATTTTTATCAAATCCTAACATTTTTGGTCTTTGCATTTCTGTTTTTGGAACATTTTTTGATAGTAACTCAACATTTGCTAAGTCTGCCAGTTTGCGCATTTTTTCCGGCATTTGTTTCATATAAAAACCTATAGGTTCACCATCATCGTAAAATATACAATCATCAGTTATATTAGGTTCTATAAATTCACAGGAATCTCCTATTTTTGTATTGTTTGGTATTTTTATTAAATCTATTTTTACCATTTAATTAAATTGTTTTTTGCTTTTATAATGTTATTATCAGTTGCGTATAACCTTATATGAGTACCGTATTCCCAATTAGGTTTTTTTGCAACTTTAACTAACGGATTATACTTGTTTGCTAAATAATTGCATTCTTTTTTTCTCTGTGTTTTCCTTTCTTCAGTTGAACCAAAACCACCACTCGAATATCTTTTAAAATATGGAACAAGCCAATTTAATATCAATACGTTGTTATGCCTAACTAAGTTTTCAGCAGTCCAAGCGACATCATCAATTAACTGTGCATTTAAATCAAATACATAATCGCTTTTTTTTATTAACCAAAACCTTCCATCAGCTAAACCCCTGTGCGAAAATTTGTTTTTTAAGTTCATTGGATTGTCGTGTAATCCAAAACCAATTAATCTAATATTATTTTTATCAGCTAATTTAATTAAGTACGGAAACAATTCAAACATTTGCTTTAACGAAATATCGTTTGAAGTATTTAATCTAAATTTATTTTGATTATTAAAATTAATTGGTAAATTATTTGTTTTACTTATTATCCATTCTTTTGGTAAAGACCTTATCCTAATAAAATCATCACACATAAATACACACCATTCATCTGTATCAACCATTTCTAAAGCCTTATTCCTTTGGTATGCCAAACCCTTTGATTCATTTGTGATTATTGGTTTCCCTTTAATTGTATTATGTTTATTAAATTTTTGTAAATCATTTTCATTATGTAATAATACGAAATGTTCAATACCATTATTATTTAATTGTATGCTGGTAGTTGCAGTTTCATATCTATTATAATAAAATGTAAATACCTTCATATCTTTTCCTTTTCTGCTTTTAGGTATTCCATAATCATACCTCCAACATATGCTTTCTGGTCTCTCCAAAACTTAACTAATTCAAAAGCCTGTTCGTAATGTTCTGCTTCAAATTCTATTTGTATGGCTTTTTTTACTCCGTTAATCATATCATTTATTTCTGAGGATAAGTCTTCACCATCTAAAATTGAATAGTCTACCGGTGCTGCAAACATAGGTAAGTCCAATCCCCAATCCTTTAATTCAATCTCATCCCATTCATTAGCAACCATTTCCCACTCCCATTCTCCAAATCCTACATTGTCTTTAATAATAAATTCGTTTTGCTTTTGTTCGGACCAATCAACTACCTCAACGTTAACTTCTTTATATCCGCATTCAATCATAGCTTTATAACGCATATTACCGCCAAGTATAACCATATCTTTATTAACTACAATAGGTCGTACTGATTCCATTTCAGGGAAATCCTTAATAGACTTTACAAGTTTTTTAAACTTCTCATCCTTTATTAATCTAGGATTCTTTGGATTGCTTTTTACTTTATCTACCTTAACTTTTATCATTGATTAATTTTTTAATATAAAATACTGAATCGAGTAATTCCTCGTATAAATGATTTAATAATTGTAAGTTGTTTAAATCTGCATTGTCTAAAGTAGTTCCGTAGGTTTTAATTCCTTTGTCAATGCGCTTTTGTAAGTCTGCATTAATCTCGTCTAATAACTTCATATTTTATTTTTCTTTAAAAAGTTTAAATGTATTTCAGTCATTTCTTCAACCGTCCATTTATTTTTAAAATCATAGTCATAATGACAAGTTCGACAAAGTGCGGCAATGTTAGTTATTAAATCTTGCTCATCCTTTCTTTTACTGCCAAATTTAGATTGTGCTACTATATGCGCAATGTCAACCGCTTTACTACCGCATACCTCACAAGGAACAAAATCTTCTATACCATATCCAAAATACTTAAAATACTCTTTGGTATATTTTTTCATTAAAACGGGAGGTCGCTTTTGGTGTTTATATTAATTGGGTTAGTCTCTACCTTTGATTTAGGTTCAAAATCATTCAAAGTTATTTTTACATTTTTACCAAACTGGTCAGGTTCTGCATAAATATTAATATTAACTTTAACATATCTCTTACCATTGTATTCGTATGAATGCTCTAGTGCATCTGTAATACATAGGCTTGAACTTAGGAAAGTTTCATTAATCTTTTTACCGCTTCCTAATCTGATTGCTTGTTTTTTTTCGTTGCTCATTATTTTAGTTTTTATTGGTTTAAATATTCGTTTATGATTTTAATTGTATGTCCAAATCCTTGTCCAAATTCTGCCTTATATCCCTTGCCCCTTAGCTTCATCATCATTACCTCTTGTTCTTGATGGTGTTCATTCTTTCGCATTGTGCCATCTTTTTTAAATACTATGTTATTAACTGTTTTTAATTCAATAAATAGTCCTGCATAGTTTCCTTTAGGCTCAGCAATAAATAAATCAGGATAAGCGTTTGAATACTGGAGCGCTTTGTGTCGCTTTGCCATCCCTATACTCATTCTCATTCCTGAACTAAAGTCAGTCCTGAATATAACGTATGGGTAGATTTTACGTATGTAGTCGCAAACTAACCTGTGTAAGTCTTTCTCTAACATAAAATAAAATTAAAATAAAGTTATTCACATTTATAAAAAAGTTATCAATACTATGTTTGTTTAGTACTCCATATCTTTTCTCCATCATCGCCCCAGTAATAATCGCATTTACCATCTTTTAAAGGTAATTCCATAAAGTAACTCTGATATAGTTCATCTGCTTTTGCAGTATATCTGTAGCAATTTTCTTTATAAGGGCAAATGATTGCTCCTATTTCTCCCTTGCATTTACATATGTCGGTCATAAATTATAGGTTTGGTTGTAGTAAAATTCTCCTATTATATAATTGTAAATATTTGTAATACTATCCCTTTGATTTTCTTTGCCATCTTCGTAAGCATTTATTATCTGCTCTTTTTCTTTTTCAAGACATTCATTTATTTTTTCAATAAACCCTTTGTTAACCATAAATTCATTTTTTTCCATCCATTGCATTAATTCTTGCATTGCTGTTTTCATAATTTTTTATTTAATCGTTATCTAAAATATATTTTTCTATAAAATAATCCTTTGCTTGACCATCATATTCAATTTTATTATTTAAACCTTCGTTAAATGCCTCTTGTATTTGGTCTCTTTCTAATTGCAACGCTTTTGTAAGGATGCCTTCGTTCTCTAGTCTTTCATAAACTGCCTGAACCAAAGTTCCTTCTAATTTTTCAATTAATATTTCTACTGCTGTTTTCATAATTTTTCTATTTCTTTTTTAATTTCTAAATATTCATCTGTTAAACCAATAAATCCGTGTGCTTTAGAATATTTTAATACTTCGTCAACTGCTATTAAAGCACAGTTTTTACCTACATAATGGCTGCAATAGTGGTATTTATCTCCATCATTGTATAACATTTTATCAAATAGTTCTTCTGCTTTTTCTTTAAGTGTCATAATTTATATGTTTTTAAATATATTTTGTTTATTTGCGCCTATTTATATTCTTTTGCACCTAATTTTTATGTCGCTTAAAGTGTCGCTTAATGCACTTTTGGGTACAATAAATTGTATTATGCACTTTTGTATGTGCAATAATGCAAGATATTGCACTTTATAATGTGTCTTATATGTCACACATATCGATAAATTTGTGACTTTAATGACTCGTTACTCATTCATATTTGTTTTTTTATTAATCAATATTTAGAAAAATTCATGCAAAATGTAAAGCAAATAATTCATAATATGTAAGCTATTATAAAAAATAAAGTTTAATAATGTTACAATATGCGCAGTATAACTTCTTAATTTGGCACTATTTTAATACCGACTTTGTCATAAAATATTGTTTATGTCGGAAATATTTCGAATTATCGTCATCATAATATCATTTCTTTAAATTCCATTCTTTCGCCTATAAATTGGAATGGTATGTTTTTTAAACTTCCGTGCCTATTTTTAGCTATCTTAACTATACATTTACCTTCTGCATTGTGTGTCATTCCATCAACTTCTATTTCTCTAATTCCGTAGGTCTCAGGTCGCATTAAAAAGATAACCGAATCAGCATCTTGCTCTATACCACCGCTTTCTCTAAGGTCAGATAACTGTGGCATCTTATCATTCCTGCTTTCAACTGCTCTGCTTAATTGAGATAATGCAAGTACTGGAATATTTAATTCCTTTGCTATTATTTTGCATCCTCGACTAATTTCTGCAATCTCGCTTTCCCTGTTACCTTTCCTATCTACTCCGCTCATAAGTTGCAGATAATCAACGCATAAGAATTCAATTTGGTATTTTCTTTTTAATATCGCTGCCTTGCTTCTTAGGTCTCTAATGTTTAAACTTGGTGTATCATCAATGTATAATTTTGCTTTTTGTAACCTATCTTCAGAAGCCATCAGCATAAATTTATGTGCTTCTGTAAGATTATTATTTCTAAGTAAATGATGTGCAATTCCTGAATCTAAACTAATTAACCTGTTAACTAATTGTTCCCCACTCATTTCTAAACTAAATATGCCTACTGGCTTATCTTGTTTTAAAACATTTAGTATTGCATTTAACATAAAAGCAGTCTTTCCTTGTGCAGGTCTTGCTGCTAAAATAATTAAATCAGGATTAACCCAACCGCTAATATATTTATTTAAACTCTGCCATCCTGTATCAATTCCTATTTGCCCATTTTCAATTACTGCATCTCTTTCTTTAGCTAGACTCATTATGTAATGCGCCATCCCTTTCTCACTATTTTTATAAATGCTTTCCTGTGCATTTAAAATCTTAGTTGAAGCATTATTTAAATGGTTTTCAATCTCGCCTTGATAAGAATCATTAATTAATTCCTGACCTATTACTATTCCTTTTCTTTGTAAATAACATTGCTGAAGTATTAATATCCAATCATTCATTGAACTGCTGCCAGTTACATTATTAGTTAACTTTACTATCTCATAAGCACCGCCTACTAAGTCCATTTCTTTTTTATTAGTCAAGTATTGAGATACAGTTACTATATCAATAGCACTCATTTTATCATACAATCCCTGTATTGCTTTAAAGATTAATTGGTTTTTAGTTTGGTAAAAGAATTCACTTGTAATTTTAGCTATATATGTATGAACTGAATTCTGTTCAATCAAAAGTACTCCAAGAATCCTATCTTCGACATCTTTGTTGTTTGGTGGTGTTTTAGCCATTTTAAGCCTGTTTTTAGGTTGGTTAATGTATTCGTGATAGATTCCCTCAAAAGTTATTTTAAATCAAACCTTGATATCTTAAAATGCGTTTAAATAATACTTATACTCATTTGATAACTAAAATTGTATTAAAGAACTATTTTTGTTAAAAAATCCCCTTTATTTATTTCTTTACTTTCTTTCTTTGCATAAGCCTCCCCATTAGGGAGGGTAATAGCCCCCCCATTTTTCCAACGTAAAGCTGCTCCAATTTTACCTTTATCGCTAAGTTTTTTTCTTAGTCCTAAATGGTCATTTAATCTCCTGGAAAAGAAACCATCTTCTGCAATAGTAAATAAATTAAATTCTTCAATAACTGCCTTAACTTTAACCTCGTTTGTTTGCATCTGCATCGCTAGAACTGGAGTAATATTTAAAGGTAGGATTCCACCTGCTTGAGCAAGGTTCTCAACTAAAAACCAATAAATACCATAACCCTCCATTCCTAACTGCTGCCTGAGGAATAAGATTTTAACATCATTTGCAGAATTATAATCGTGGCTAAAGTAGTATGATTTATTCATTTATTAAGATTTTACGTTTGTTATCCTCAAATATTATTTCTATTAGCCCTGTATCTTTTAATTCATTTATCCAGTTGTTTACCGTCATAGTTGATACTTCAAAAGCATCTGCATAATAGGCATTAGATTTGTTAAACCTTTTTGTATGCTCAAGGTAAATATAAAAAATCTTTGCTGAATTATTTATTCTATACTCTAAAATATCTTTTTTAATGTTAATCATAAGTTAAATTTAAGGGGTGGCGATTAACCACCCCAAGTTAATTAATTAATTTCTGTGTAAATTTTTCTAGCATCTTTTTTATTCAAAATAGAGAATTCTCCATAATGAATAGTTCTGCCAAACTTATTGGTGTGCTTGATTAAATCGCAAATGATATTTACTCCCATCTTTCTTAGGTTGGTTATCCTGGCAGTTGGGTTTAAAATACCGTTCATTACAAGGTTTAAACTTGTTTGTCTTTTTTCAGTTAGAAGCAAATTTAATACTTCTGCATTCTGATTTGTTGGTGTTGTCATTTTTTTATGGTTTAAAGTGGTTGACTAAGTGAATGATACTGGAATGGTGCATTTTTAATTTTCTTCCAATATCGGTTAAAATAAATCCATTTTCTCTAGCTGCTTTTGAAAATTCTACCCTACGCTTAACAGTTTCGTATTTACGATTGTTTTCTGTTAATTGCTCGTAAGTTATATTATTTTCTTTTAAATAATTAATTGTCCAATAATCTAAATCATTTTTTCCTTTAATAAATACCTTTTTTTCTTTCTCAACTACTTTTATTTTAACTCTATCTAAAGGATATCTATCAAATAATAAAGCAATTTTACCTAAATCATAATCGGTGCAATTAGTATAAATTTGGATGTATTTTAAAATACTTTTTAAATTATCGTTCATTCGTTAATTGGTTATAAAGGTTATTCATAAATTCTCCTGCTTGATTAATCTTAGATAAAAGTAATTGCATATCTTCAATATTAGCCTCAATCCTAAAAATAAACATTTTAAGGTTATCTGCTATCTCAGGGCAATAGGAAACAAAATCGCAAAACTCACTTTCTGTTATCATCATATCGCTTTGACATTGCCAATAGTACTGTTTGTAGTTTTTCTTAAAATATTCTTGACCTTCGATTAATCCATTGTTAATATGATTCGTATAGTTGTAAGGGCATTTAACCTGTATAATACCACCACCTTCTATTAAGCCATCAGGTGTGCCACCATACAATCCATTAATCATTTCAATATAACCGCCTGACTTTACGGTTGAACCGGTCTTACCTTCATAAAATTTAATGGCTTCGTTCTCTAATTCTAGTCCGTGATTAGTTGCATTAGAAGTAAATTCTCTTTGCACTCCTGTAAGCCTTTCAGCTAGTTTTGAGGTTAAATAATCTTTAGTAGTTGCTGCTAAATTACCAGCTTCAGACTTTAACTTGGGTTCAATCATTAAATTGTAAATCGTTGAACTTGTGATTTTACCCATCCTTTGAGTAAACCACTCTGTTGAATATTGCTCAATCATTATTTCATTGCTTTAATGGTTAATAAATCTTTATCTCTTAAAACTAAGTGCGCTTTTGCTTTCTCAAATACATCCCTCTCGCCTTCGTTATACCTAGCAACTAAAGAAATCATTTGATGGTCTGTCATAAAAGGTTTTTCAGCTTTTCCGTGGTCATTTGTAGCATCTGCATCCTTAGTATCATCAATTAAAAACAAACCATTAAGCGCATACTTTCTAGCATAACTACTGGATGCTCCGAAACTTTGTGCAATGTCCATTCCTTTACGGTTTGGCTCAATACCTGCACAAGCAGTTACATAATAGTTTTCTATACCATCCGTGAATACTATTCTACTTTCGCAGTAAATAACTCCACCTGCTTCTTTAATTGAATCGCTGATTATTAGCTGACAATTATACTTTAAAAGTAAAGGCTTTACTGCTTCAAGAATATCCTCGCAGCTTCTGTACTTGTACTTACCAAACGCATTCGTTTGATTCTTTGGTGCTTTTAGTTCGTTTTGAATTTTGATTAAATTGCTCATATTAAGTTTATTAAATAGTTACAAGTTTGGGTTAATGCAGTTTTAAATTCTGCTTCAGTTATTTGCTGATAATCTTTATCAAGTGTTAGCTTGGCTATATGCTCAGGGAATCTATTTACCAATATATCTCTGCCTCCCCAGTTAGATATACCTAAATCCTCTCTAATAATAGCAAAGTAAGAATCTTGAATAACTCCATTAATTAATTTAAAATATAATGGTAGTTCAAGTGCAATTTCGTTTTCTACTTCGGTTTTAAATTTGATTGTCATAATTAAAAGTTTAAAAGGTTGTCGGCTAATAATGCGCCAATAATAAGGATTGAGATTAGGATTGCGTCTTTAATTTCTTGGTGTGTCATAGTTTTGTTTTATTAGGTTATGAATGTAATTAATCCAGGTGTTAAAATCTTTGGTCGGTTTTGGTGGTTGTACTGTTTTCATTTAGGTTTGAATAAATTGTTAAACAAAATTGTGGATAGCTAAAGTTCTTTTCAACTTCAGGAATTTTACTAAATTCTTTTTGAAGCAAGGTTTCATTTGCGCCCATAAAGTTATATATACTTTCGAGCAATTTTAGTTGACTTGGTTTCATTTGTTTGTTTTTTAGTTTACGCAGTTGATAGGATGCTGCACCCCTTTTTTTTAATATTTTTTACAAACTAGGTTAAATAATTTATCTGCTAATTCTTTTGCATTTTGTAAAGTATTTTCAAATTTTTCAATAAATATTCCACCTTCATTATCATAAACTAATACTGAATAATTATCCATATAGGTTTCTTCTATTTCACAAGTTATTGTATTAATTGAATTTACTTGCTTTGTTTTGTAGATATTTGTCATTGTTTTTAGTTTTAATTGTTATTTGATAAATCAAAAATAAAACAAATATTCCAAACTACCAAATAAATTTTAAACTTTATTTTAAATTAATTTATATTATATATATAAATATTTTAATAACTATTGATTCTATTGGGTTTGAGACATAAAAAAACCCCTCAATGTAGAAACACTAAGGGGTAACCAAAACTAAAAAACAAACTATCTTTTACTTCTTTCGTATTCAATTAGCTTATCTGCAAACATATCTACGAACAATTCATTATACTTTAATTTCTCTAAGTTCATTGCATTTAAAATATGGTGTATTAATTCGTGGTAGAATATCTGTTCTTTGCTTCTTTTATTAACTTTCTTACCACCATATTCATCGCACAAGGTAATTATATTTAAAGTAAAATCAGCTTCTCCCATACATTTATTGTCTTTGCAATAATCATTATCAATTATTACTTCAATGGTTTTACCATTTAATTTAAATTTCTCAGGTATTAATATTGAACCGTTCATCCTTTATAAATTATTCCGTTATAATAACATTCTCCATTTAATATTAAAGTAGGTTGTGCAAAGAATCCTGTCTTAGTAAATACTACCTCAATGAATCCCTGCTGCCAATCTGCAGTCTTACCAGTAGGAAAAAACTCTACCTCTTTCGTTAACCTAGTGCAACCTGATTCAAGCCATACATACGGATTCTTTCTGTTCGTTAAATACTTAGAATTTAATCTGTGTGTATGACCAGTGCTTCCACTACCCATATATTCAAAAATGTTTTTCTCTGCTGCGCTTTTATTTAAACTTAATCCGTGTGTTACATCAAATATGTTAAATAAATTATACACATCGCTTTCATCATAAATAAAACCATCGCTTTGCTTCAAATCTAGCATTTCATTATACTTAGTACTATTATAATTTTTATATAATACTGCCAATCTTGCTAATTGCTTATCGCCTAGATTATAAGGGTTTGTAATTCGTTCATCGTGATTGCCTAATCTTACCCTTATTTTTGCATCCGTGCTTAATCGTAAAGGCTTGAGTATCTGCTCTTTAGTATATTCAATCTCTCCAACTTCGGTATAACCTTTTAAAATACCATCCTGGTATAACTTCTGACTATGCTTTGATATATAAGGCATATCCGTTACATCGCCATTAATTATAACCTCATCAAATTTATTATGCTGTAATACCTGATTAATACATCTTAAAGCTGAAAGGTCTGCCAACCATCCGTGGCAATCTGAAAATATTAATACCTTATAAAGCTGCTTATCAAATAACTGTTTTTGTTGCCACCATTCCGTTTGTGTCTTATTGAATCTTGGGCGCATAAGTTTTATTTAGTGAAGTATAGTTTTGATTCGGTTGCTCTTCGTATTGTTAAACCCTTTAATGGTTTACCGCCTACTTTATCCCATCTCATAAATTCAGCTTCAATGGTCTTATCGTTAGGATTTGCTTTTACTTTTTTAAATAAGGTGCTTCTAGTTAATGCTGCACTACCGCAATTATATTGAAATAATAATAAAGCATCAAATTGATTCTGTGTAACTATTGTTTTACCTAGTTCTTTATTTAGGTATTTCGCTTTCTTATCTACCTCATTTTTTAGTAAGGCTTCCGCTTCTGCTAGGCTTATCTTACTGCCCATTATTATTGAATTGCCTTTTAAATCCATTACACTGCCATACCCAATAGTAACCACATTTGCAGGACATCTATAAGCATCTAATTTACAACCTTCAAATAACTTTAATAATCTATAAAATTCATTTGATGGTGTCATATATCTAGTATTTTTATAAGTTTAATTAAATAGGGTATTGAGAATCCTATTAATAATGCTATCAGCCAATAAATAACTTTATTCTTCCTGCCTACTTTACTGGTTAAATCCTGATTTGACTTCTGAATAAAAGTAGTAACTTTTGTTAATGAATCAAACCTAGCATTTAAGATAGTTAATTTAGCAGTTGATTCTATTGACTTTGTTATATAAATTGTTTTGTACGGTAATTTAACGTACACTTTTTTCGTCCCATATATTGTATCTATTCGGGACAAGCTTGTATCAAAGTGAGGGTAAATTACCTCGATTGTTGTATCAAAGTGAGTGATGATTGTATCTACTTTGATAACATTGCAAGGGAATGAATCTAAGGCGATTTTAGCAACTATTTCAGGATAGCTGCCCAATGCCTTATTAACTTGTTTAACCGCCTTATTTTGGGTGTAGCAGCCTCCTAATAAGAAAGCTGCTACTAATATCCTATAAACCCTTAACATCGTGGTCTTTTGAGTATAGACCTAATAAAACCACTCCGATAGCAGCTACTAATTGTAAACCGCTTTTGCCTGTGAAAGCACCTTGATTATATGCCTCTACCAAAGCATCTACTATGAAAGGTACACCTGCCAATAATCCGGCAATACTTGTCTTAAAGTTTTTCATTTTTATCATCTTTTAAAAGTTTAAAAAGTGTGTAAGCTATTGATAACAATAATAAGGTAATGCGTAGGTAAGTTTCAATGTTAGTCATTGATACCGAAAGCGCAAAGCCATTAAAAATATATATTTTGTAGTCCTGAAAGTTCATTACTATTGTTTTACAAATCTTGGATATTGAGATAAGATTGTAGAATCTATAGGAGCATTACTAATTCCCCAAACTGCAACTACTGAAGCCGGTATATAGCAATTAAAATCAGCTAACTGGTTGTTGTTTTTACCTCTCAATGTTACATAGGTATTACACCCCTCTCCGTTGCTTGAAAGGTTGTTAGCAGTCCAACTTAATGACCAAGCTAAATCGCCTGAGTAGTTAACAATAACTGGCTTAATTAAAATGCCACCCTTTTGATAATAGATAGTATCTTTTCCAATTATTGCAGTATCACTATTATTTCTAAACATTTGCGCTTTCGTTGACAATGATGCCAACACTAAAACTGATAGGATTATTTTTTTCATATTTACTTTTTTATTTCTTTAGGCTTTGTTGCTATTAATTCGTAATGGCTAAGTGCTTCTAAAATATAATCACTTGCTGCTTTTGAATCTAATTGCTTTTGAATGATTGATATAATAGCCTTAAATCGAGTTGTGTCCATTCTAATAATTAATGTATCGGATACTTGACTAAATGCTGCTGACATACTTAATGCCAATGCTAGGGTTGTGATTGTTTTTTTCATATTTATAAGTTTTCTATTTCTTGTTTTACTTGCACATAATATTGTCTTGCTTCTAATGTAGTATATGGACTATCACTTAATTTATTATATCCTAATCCTCCTAGTATTTCATTTACTGCTATTAATGCACATCTTATTGCAGAATGTATATCTCTTACATCATTTAATTGATTAGCATCTCTACTTGTAAGATATTTATTAACTAACTCATCTGCCTTTTGTTTTGGTGTCATCATTTGTTTTCTAATGTTTCTATTCTTTTAATTAATGCTTCGTTTTTAGCTGATAGTTCCTTGTAATAAATTATTTATTTATTATTTTATCTTACCAAAGCGGAATATAAAACTGTCATTAATGACATACTTGACCCTGTTATTACTAATGTTGGAGATGCTGAAGTTCCTCCAAATGTTAATGTTAATATATTTGCAGTTCCATTTGTACTAACAAGTGTAGAAGTCCAAGTTGTTCCTGAATTTCTAGAACAGTTATAAATAGATGAATTTACACTTCCTCCATCGGTTGATAAAATTTGTAATGATAAACTAACAAAATTGCCATTAAAATTTACAGTAGGTAATATTGTAGATAAATTTATAGTTCCTCCATCTTGCGCACCATAAGCAGCCATTGCTTGTCTTACCCCACCTCCCATTGCTACACTACTAGAGAATGTAGCTGCTCCTGATTTTGCTATTAAAAATCTACTACCCCAAGCACTACCATTATAAGTTAAAAAATCTATACCAGCACCATTTGTATTTGTTCCACCAGCAATTATTCCATTTTCAGCAGTTGCATCATACCCTAAATCTATTCCTGTTCCATCTCCAGCATTATATCTAAATTGTGCTAATCGTTTAGCATTACCACTAATAGTTGCACTTGTATTTCCAGAAACTATAAGTGCTGGATTTGATAATGTACCCCCTCCAAACCTTCCTGTACCATTAACATCTAGTTTATATCCTGCATCTGTTGTAGTGTTTATCCCTACATTACCACCATTTAAACTTATTAATCCACCAGTTTCATTAGTTAATTCTAATAAATTACTTCCCCCTGTACTATATCCAAAATAACCTCTTCTGTTACCTACAAAATCATACCAAGTTTGAAATGTAGCATTACCGCTTGTAACTCCTGCAATCCTTAATGCCTCACCACTTTTATTAATTGTTAAAGTACCTGTTAATGGAAAACTAGTTCCTGCAGTTAATGGTAGATATCCACTCAATGTAGCAGTAGAAACTTTATTATTAAATGTAGTCCAATCGGTAGATGACAAATAACCATTTACAGATGTGGTTGCCACAGGAATAGAAATAGTATTTGTAGTCCTTACTAAAGGAGAATAAAATGTTAATACAGATTCTTTACCATTAAACGTACTCCAATCAGTAGAACTTAAATACCCATTTACTGAACTGGTTGCAGCAGGAATAGAAATAGCAGGTGTAGTTCCTCCGCTTGATACTATTGGAGAAGTTCCTGTAACACTTGTGACATAAGTTCCTGCAGCTTGATACTGTGGTATGTTTAAAGTATTAGAACTAAAGGTTGCTGCTCCACTTGTACCTGTAGTTGTTAATGTTATTGCTGCTTGTTTAGAATTAATTGCGCTTTGATACCCGCTAAGCATAGAAGCAGTATCACTTATGTTTAATTTTAAATTAATTCGGTTACTTAAAGAAGTTGTATCAACTCCAGTAATTGTCTGACTAGATAATACACCATTAGCATCTGCTGTTACCATCCGAGTGCCACTACCAATTAAACTTGATACTATTACATCTCCACCTGCTTTAAAAATCATTCTAGGTGGTGCTAAAGCTACGTTTGATTCGTTAATATTTAAATCATTATTTAAACTGCTAATATCCCATAACTTATTTGAAGATGAAGTATTTTGAAATATTAAACCTGCTGAACTATTAGTAGTATTCATTAAAATATTACCATTGTAGTTACCTACTTGTAAAGCACCAAATGAACCTGCAGTTGCATTAACAGTAACTACATTTCCATCATCTTTTATATTACTGTTACCGATCGTAGTTCCTGAAGTAAATTTAGCAACTGTGTTTGTAGTTCCGCTTAGTGCATCCGCTTTTGTATTGATACGATTAGATAAACTTGCAGTATCAGTAGAATTTAATTTTGTATTTATACGATTAGATAAAGAAACTGTATCACTAGAATTTAATTTTAAATTTATTCTATTAGACAAAGAAGCAGTATCACTATAATTCATTTTACCATTAAATGTACTCCAATCAGCACTTGATAAAGCACCTCTTTTAGTTGAAGAAGCAGTAGGTAAATTAAATGTATGTGTATCTGTTAAGCTATTAATTGCAAAGTCATTGCCACTTGTTCCTACTGCTAAGTATTGAGTATTTGCAGTTAATCCATTTAACGCACTAACTCCACCGGCAAAGTTTGTAATAATTTCACAAAGATGTGAATTTTCTGTGTGCATTGTAATTGTCCTACCGCCTGTACTATTAACAATGTAAACTCTTATTACAAGTCTATCAGTAGCTAGTAAAGTTGTTTGAGGAATTGCCAAAGCAGTTACATATAAATCTATTGTAGTTCCGTTAGTAATTGCTTCGGGATTTGCAGATGATGATGCAATACTTGTAAAATTTGTTCCATCATATTTAAGTAGTTCAACATAGAATTCAGGATTACCACCTGAAGAAGATGCACTCATATAAATTTCAAAGTTCCAATTACCGGCAGGAATTTCAAGTCTATTTGGGTCTGCAACATCAGTAATAAATTGAGAAATTAATCCATTCCCTGCTAGTGAAAAATCAGTACCTGCACCAATAACTGGAGTTCTGTTCATCTCATAATAAACGCTTCCACCTATTGTACCTTGATTAACACTACCATTTAGATAGTAAGCTACCGAACTACCACCGCTTACACCTGATGGCAAAGTAGCTAATTGACCATCGCCTCTAATATATTGTGCTGCCGTTCCTGCTCCTGTTACTGTTAATGTTCCTGTGCTTGTTACAGGGCTATTAGTAACGTTAAATGCTGCCGGCATAGATAAGCCTACACTTGTAACTGCACTCTTTAAATAAGGACTTAGCATCGCTGCAGTATCGCTTATATTTAGTTTTAAATTTATTCTATTTGATATAGAAGTAGAATCAAAAGTAGGGATAGTCCAAGTTCTGTTTGCACTTAAATCATAACCCACTCCGTTAATTGTTAAAACAGTTGCTTTATCTGCCTTTAAATTAATTCTATTTGATAAGTTAACCGTATCTTCTACTAATGCTAAAGTTCCGTTTCTTACTGGTAAATTATATTCCCTTGTATTATTTTGCTGAGCCTGATTTGCATAATTAAATCTATTCGATTGAGTATAGGTACTTTGACCTTGAAGCCAACTTGTATAGAAGACGAAACCAGTTTTATCTGGAGTGATGCTTGTATAATCACTCGTGGGTGTGATGGAAAAGGGAGTATTTTTAACTTGTAATAAATAATCCGCTTTTATACCGTTTGCATTTAATTGATAAGCACCTAAATCAACATCCTTAATTGCTCCTACATATGGCACATAATTATCTTGTAATGTATCTGAATATTTAGGGATATTTAAAGTTGCACCTATTAAAGTTGCAGCACCGCTTTTAAAATTAGTAGTTAATGTTATTGAGTCTTGTTTTTTATTAATCCTATCTGATAAACTAGCCGTATCTAATTTGCGTAAATAAACCGAAAGCATCTGTGCAGTATCGGAATATTTAACCCTTAAATTAATTCTATTGGATAAAGAAACAGTATCAATAAATTTCATATAAGGCAAAAGCATTGCAGCCGTATCACTTATATTTAATTTGCCGTTAATTCTATTTGAAATATTAGTACTATCTAAGTTAGCTTTAATCCATTGAAAGCCACTAAAAACATACAAGCCACTATCAGTTACATTATACCTAATTTGTCCGGCATCTCTACCGCCTGTAATATTTCTTAACTGATTGATATTCAAAGGAATAGTTAACACACTATCAAATAACATACGCTTAACAGGACCGTAACCTGCCTGTGGCATAGCTTGATAAACCTGCGCTTTCAATCCAAAAGATAATAAAACTAATAATGTTATAATGGCACGTCGCATCCAGTAAATTGATTTTGTGTTGAAATATTAATTGTTAACTCCACCCCTGCCAAATAGTCTTCGTACTTATCCGATATCGCATTAAAAGTTACGTTATCATCTATTGAATAATTATTTCTACCTGTACGCATTAAGCTAAGAATATCGGAAGCTATTTGCACTTGGTCGCTTATTACATCCTCTTCGTATTCAGCCTCTTGACCACTCTTATCTAAAAAGAAAAATTGAACATTGTAAATCTGTTCCCTACCTAAATTTAAACTACCTGAATTAATTGAAAAACAAGCAATCGGATAAACTGGTTGTTCATCTCTTAGTAGCCACTCTTTCGGGGTTGCGTACTTTGCTGTTTTTATCATTTCGTGATTTTGCAGCAGACTTGTTATTGTTGTTATTAACTGGTTGTAGGTCATAAAATAAAACTCTTTGAATTAATGCTTTTTTATAAGCCATAAATTTATCTTATTGTGAATGAAAATAATTCTCCTGCTTGTGTTACATCCCCAGTAGGTAAAGTAATTACATTACCAACAATTTGTAAGTACATAGGATTTGCAGTAGGTAAGTTTGTTATACCTTTTACCAATCCTGACCTCATTGCAATTAACACTACTTTATTAACTAATCCACCAACTGAGAAACTACTGTCTCCTGCAGCAGGTGTATGATAAATAGTTGTTGCTCCACCGCTTGTTGCATTGTTAGAAAATACCCTTACTCCATCATTTACATTACCTAAATAAATAGGACTTGTATATGCTTTTAATTCGGGAAAAATAACATCTAATCCGCTGCCAGGATTAAAGTATTCAGAAAACAATAAATAATTCTCTCTTAAATAATTAATTAATCTTTGCTTGTAAAATTCAGCAGTCTTTTTATATTCATTTCCTATCAACTCTAAATCTGCTCTACTTGGAGCATTGCTTTCTTCACTTGTCTTTTGTAATATCCCCTTACTGAAAAATTGATAACCTAATCCAAAGGGTAATAAACTCATTGTGTACCATACCAAACAATCGGTAATAAAATTATCTAATAAAGATTTTTCTAAATTAGAAAGGTTTGCAGCCTCTATTCCTGATTGTAAACGTAGGTATAAAGTACTTCCCAAAGCAGGTTGCAAATAAAGGTCTTGCGCTACTTTAATATGTGGCTTTAATTGTTTGCCATCAATAGCATCACTTATTCCTGTTCTGCTTTTAATTAGATTTTCAGATATGAAAAGTATATTTGCGCTCATTTATTTTTTCTTTTGAATTATAACTGGTTTCCATTCGTGCCTACAATGTATTTCAATAGTTCCTTTATTATTCCAAAAACCTCCAACTCTATCGAATACTGAATAACCTAATACAACACTCATTTGTTGAATGTTAGCACTACTCCATAATCTTGTTTTTGCAAGGTCTACCATCTTAACGCAGAATGGTCTTGATGTTGCTATAATAGTATCTCCTTGTGCATCAGGTCTTTTAGCATAAGTATAGGCAACTGATAAAGTAATTGTTTTAGGCTTATCTATTTTAATATCAGTTTTCTTTCTTTCAATTATAACATCTTTACCTACCTTAACCTCTTTTGCAGCTATTACATTATTTTCAACTAAGTTTTTTAATGATGCCTCTATAACCTTCACATCTTGCTTTAAAACCTCTGCAATAGTTTCGCTAGTGATTCTCTTATCCTTACTAATTAGATTCAAAATATCGGCTTCTAATTGGCTTAAAACAACTTCTTCTGCAAAGTGATTAAACTCTTTAGGAGATTTGCTTGTTATTACTTCATAATCATCTAAACTTTCGCTGAACTTTTCGAACATTTCAAGCAGTTCTCTTTCCTTATCAACTGCGCTAAATGTTTCAGTATCTAAACCTAAGAAAGTATTTACATCACTATCCGTAAATGCAAATCCATTCTTTAACATTAATGCAGCTTGTTCTTTAGAAAGTTTACCATTAGTAAACTGCCTTACAATCCTCATTACGTTTTGGTATTGTCTGCCGGTAAGATTCTTTATAGATTCATTTGAAGCAGCAATAGGTTGGTCAGTTGGATTAACTGTTGGATTAGTTAAAGGATTAGTTGCAGGATTAACTGCAGTAACTTCAGAAGCTAAACCTAATTTCTCTCTAATTTCTTCCCTTGTCATATTAGCAGCCATTACTCCTTCACTAAATTCAAAACTCAATGGCTCTACTGGTATTAATTCATAATCTCCTTTAATACCTACATAATCAAATAATTGATTAAATACTTCTTCAATCGCTTGTTGTCTTTCGTTTACATAAGTATTAGCAAATATCTTATAAGCATCTCTAATCTCTGTTGA